CAGATATTGCTGTCTGAGCCTCTGTTATTTGTGTTGTTATATTATTTATGGCGGTAGTTGCAACAGTTACTGTAGCCTTTGCATCTTGAACTACCTGAGAACTTTGATCTATTGGGGTAACAGATAAATCAACATTATTAATAGTATTAATAGCGGTTTGAACATTACTTATTTCTGTATTAGCCAAAGATATTTTTGATGTTATTTCTGCCGTGACAGATTGGGCTTGGGAATATTCGGTTTGTGCTTGTGTTACCTCTACTAAGGCGTTGTTTGTGGCTGTAATCGCTTGCTGGACCTCTGTTGTAGCAGTAGAAAGGGCAGAGTTAACTGCTTGTTGAGCAGGACTTACAACAACTTGTTCTTGATTTTCTGTAGCGCCAGCATGGTCTGGTGCCATTATTCCAAAAATTGTTACGCATAAACCTACCCCAAAGGCTATTAATAGTCTTCGTTTTAGTTTACTCAATTAAGGGGCATCTCCAATGTATAACTATATTAGTAATTATACCATTTTTAATCATAAAAAAAGAGGGTAGAAATTAATCTACCCTCTAATTTTATTAAGAAATTACTTCCTTGAAAGGATTAATTTCTGTAGTGCTGCAATTTGCTTGTTGATTGTTGCAATAAGTGCAACGATTGACTTCAAGATTTCAGCATTGGAAACCTCTGCTGTGCTTGGAGCAACCTTATAAGAAACTACTTTAGCAGAATCTGTTGCTACGTATGCAGGTAGATCAACTACTGCATTGTATGCTCCAGTATTGTTACCGACGGTAAACTGATAAGTTTTTGATCCGTTTGCAAATGTGTCTGCTGAAGTTGCTGTTCCTACTAGTGTCATTCCACCAGCAGAAATTGCTACTCCTGTTCCAAGTGTTGCTGCATCATGTACCTTAGCACCTGAAATATCAGTTGCAGATACAGTTAACTTAGCAATTTCGCCTGGAAGGTATGATTCCTTATCAAACTTTGCTGTGTACTTATTAACACCTTGACCACAACGTGCATCAAACTCATTTGAGTAGATTACTGTTAGATCTGAAAGTGTATGTTGAATGCGTACCTTTGTTGATCCTGATGTAGCAGCGCATGTCCAACCACCAGTTTGTACTGCTGTAGCAGATGATGCTCCAGCAACAGAAACAGCAGTTACCTGTGCGTTATACTTTGTGGTATCAGCAGTTGGAGTAACTCCAGCCAATTGATTACCAGCAGCATCCTTGACTACGAAGTCATAGGTGCCTGTACGTGCTCCGCCAGCCTGTGCAATGTCTTCACCAGAAACTACAATAGATGCAGCCTGTCCAGTAAATGTAATTGACTTGGTTGCAAAGGGTGAGCCATTAAATGTAACTGTAATAGTTGAACTTACTGGCTTGTTTGCATTAGCAGTTCCCTGTTTTACATAAAGAACTCCACCTGTGCCATTTTTAGCAGCAAATGAAACCTCTGTAGTTGGTGCTCCATCCCATGCCACGATTGCTCCACCAGTTACGCTAGCCTGTAATACACCATTTGTTGTAAGTGTTGCATCATAAGCATCTTTTGCTAGAACATTTACGTAACCTGTTCCTGCATTTGCAACTGTGTTTGAGCCAGTAACGTCTACGCTAGAAGCAAGAGTTCCTTGTGTTGATGTGTCTTGGACACGAGCAAAAGAATTTGCTAATGAAAAAATGTTAGTCTTAGCAGTTGTTCCAGCATAGATAGTTTTAATATCAATAGTAGAAACTGTTGCGCCAACCTTTTTCTTTTGTGTTACCGTTACAGTGCCTGCACCATTAACAGTTAACTTAACATTTGTTGGCAATGTAACCGCTGTTGAGGTTGTAGCCGTAAATGTAAATAATTTACCTAAATTGGTAAGTGTTACCCCTGTAGGGTTTGATCCTGCTGCTGTGTAATCAGTAAATGTTGCAGGACCAGAAATTTCTAGAGAAACGTTATCGTCTGCTGTAGAAGCCAAAGTGTCTGAAGTTGTTAATACAACTACTGCATTAACTCCAGCCTCTGCCTTGGTTGTGTCTGCTAATACTGTTACACCACGAGCACCGCTAGCCAAGGTGTCGGATAATACATATCCAGCACTTACTGCTGCTTGCGCCTGTGGAATTGCAACAAAAAATGTGCTTGTCACGGCTGCAGCCATAACTAAAGCGATTTTTTTAAATGAATTCATTATTCTCCTTGTTAGTTTTATATTATATTTAATTTGTCAAGAAAATCTCTAACATCATTAGGCATTTCCCTGTTGTCTAATTCTACCATAGCCTTCTGCTTCTCTGCAAGTCGTGTAGAGGTAGACCAAGTATGAATCTCAATCTCATGGTTAGAATCTTTAGGCGTATGTGATATTGCTCCAAAAACAGCGCCACATACAGCATCTGCTAGGTCCTTAGATTTTTTACGTGGATGGTCAACTCTAGTATTTTTCATAATTTTGAGTTCTGACATTTCTTCCAGTAACAAAGGAATTCTTGGTATTGCAACTCTCTCTTCATATATCATCATTGCTAAGTCTTCATAGTGTTTCTTGGCAACAGAAACGGTATCTGTCTTTATGCCTACCGCCTTTAGTTCCTGCTGAATATCAAATGATTGCCAACGGTCAAATGAAACAACTCCAATATTAAATCCTTGTCTGCGTAAATTAATGATCCACTGTTTTACTTCTGATAAGTTAACTGGACCTTCTGCTTTTGGTTCCCACCAAGCAACTGCATCAACAATAACCATTGGCGCTACTTGTTGATAATCTTTAATAACCTGAATATTTACCCACTTGTCTACGTGAGCAATTGCTACAGCACACTTATCATGTTTCTGTGCAAGGTCAGCATGAATATAGTATATTTTTTCTGGATCAGGTTTAAATGATTCATCAAACCTTCTAAAATTATCAACTGGGTTTCTTAATGTCATACATTTTTCTAACTTATCTTTTTGTTTAAAAAATGCATCTGATGCAAATGTTGGTGTGCATGCAAAGCGCATCATTGCATCGCCAAGGTCCGTGTAAAATGCTAATTTAAAGTCATCTATTTTTCTAGTAGGGTTTACATCCCATGTTGTTTTTTTAAGTGCTAAAACTTTTGGAACCTTATAAGAAAGAATTGTATCTTCTTCCCAAGAAATTTCAAATTGATTGCTTGGATCATCATGTGGTAGGTCTTCGTTCATAATAAAAAGGTGCTTCTTTTCAATAGTTTCTTTTTCTGCAATAACATCTTCATATCTTTTAGAAATAAAGTCACCTTGATAGCGGGGAAATGAAAGTAATACTACTTTACCTAAATCTGGAAAACGTGAGTCTACAGATCCACGAAATGCTTTATAAATATTTTCTGCAGTCTTGCCTTGCTCATTACCAGTTCCAACTTCAGATGCAAAACCAGAAATTTCATCAAGGACTGCAAGTAATAAATTTAAACCTTCATGTGATTCTCTTTCTGAGTGTCCAGAATAAACAGTAATTGATTTATCAAACTCAACACTATCAGCCTTTGCATTATACTTTCCTGCAAACCATGGTGATTTTTCTATCTTAGTTTTAAATCCTTTAAAAAATACGTTCTTTGCTTGTTGTGCGTTAATTGCTACGTTTATGATATCAATTGCATCCCCGCTTGGCTTTCCATAATATCTAGCAGGATCTTTAAGGCATAATAGTTTATAAACTATATATGCACAGGCTACTGTTGATACAAAGTCTTTTCCAGATCCCTTGCCAAGTTGCAAAATAATTTCATTTTTAGTGTATTTATCAAAATATTGAGCGCCAGTAACAGATCCAAATATTTCTTGCAGTTCTTCTTTACGATAAATCTGACTCATTGCTTCTACAATTTCATATTGAATTAAAGATAATGGTGGCTGACCAAGATAATCAGCAGACTCAACAAACGTTTTTGCGTCTACTGGAATTTCATTAAATTGATTTTCTTTTAAAACTTCTAAAAAATCATTGAACATCTTGGACAATTGTGATTACCTCTCCATCTTTGGCAATCTGAGAAAGACGTCTCATAATTAAATCACGAACCTCTGGATGGGTTGAAGCAATATCTCTTAAGATTTCAACAAGAACTTCTTGTCGTCTTTCTATTTCAACCATTTCTTCTGCAAGTTCTTTATTTTCTAGAAGTCCTGCTTTTTGCAACATTTCAATTCTAGATTTTTCAATATCCATTACTAACTTAATTGCTTGAGTTTTTGCACTAAGATTATTAGTCATACTTGATTCATCAATTACCTCATAGGCTTTTGTAATAAGTTTTGTATAGTGCGTATCAGCACCAGCAAGAGCCTCTTTTGCACGAGCACGAATTGCATCGTTGGCAGAAGCCATAACCTTCCACTCGTTAATTAATGAAACAACACGAGTACGTGGAATGTCTAACTCTTTAGAAATTTTTGTTGGATCTTGACCCTTAAGGTATTCTGTAACTACCTTATTAACTTCATCAAGATGCTCAATTAATTCTGTTTCAGTTGACATTTTTTTCCTTTGCTATTTTTAATAAAACTAAATATCCTATTAAGTCATCAATATCATTGTCTCCAGGATAATCTGTGCCTTTCATGAGGCGACTTAGTTTGTCATCAATTCTAACTTTAAGTTGTTCTGCTGGATCTGACTTACTAAAAATTCTTACAGGATCAAGAGCAGAATCACCATAGGCTATATTTTTTTCAATAAGCATTTGTGCTATAGAGTGACATGTTTTCCAAATTGAATTTCCAGATGGCGCTCCGATTGAGTGAAGATAAAGATCATCACATTTAAAATTTTTAACATCTTCGTATACTGGCTCTAACTTCATCTTTTTGATTTCCTTAATCCAAATTTTGCAAGGTATACATAAATAGTTTCAACACTGGTCCCGCATTCCTTAGCAATATCCTGTGGAGACTTTTTGTCCATAACAAACCTTTTACGGAGCCAAGCCTCGCTTGTATACAGTTTAGCAGCCATGGTATTATTTGTCAACTTCTGCTTCAGAAATGTCATAGTTAAACCTATTAGAATCTTCTAAGGTCCATTTATCTTGATTTTCTACATCCCACTTATAATCATTAATTATTCTATCAATAACATAGTCCTTTTTTAAAGTAAAAGAAGGTTCATAAATACGAACTCTATTGTTTGGCTGTATAGCAAAGTTACCGTCATCTCTTTGTATAACATGGCCACATTTATGTTCCGCTGGATTTTCTGAATAACCATCATCTAAAACATTAGAATCTGGATTGTGCCAGTCAAGCGTGAACAAATATGTTCCTTTGTTTATAGTTTTTGTTCTGTCAATATATGACATTCTAAGATTTGTAAGGTTTTCAAATTTAGTCACAGATATGTGATGGCTAAAGGCATTCCATAAAACTAAATTATGTAAGTCTACTTCAGGAACTCCAGG